CCTATTTTCTTCCCACAAGGATGCAGATGAGCCACCTGGCATAATTCATTCTTGTTGTGCAGAGTGTACAACTTCTTATTCATCTTGAACACGGTGCATCTTTTCAATCATTTCAATTTCAGTTGATGCACCAACCTTGATAATTGCAATAGCACTTGCCAATCGTGTGATACGCTCTTGTATCTTTTCGCAAATAGATAAGCTTTTTTCTCTTTCAATCTCTAGCTTTAGAGTTTCAATTCTTTTTTCAACCTCATCATCATTTTGATTGCCGCCAACAATTGTTGTATTTCTTTTTCCTGATTCAATTGTTTGTGCTGTTCCAAAGTGTTCTAACTTGACTGAGCGAAGTTGAATGCCGCTTTCCCTTGAAATGAATGTTGCACCAATAGAAATTGCGAGATCCGATAAAATATTTCTGCGCTCTTCTCCATAACGAGGTGCTTTAATTCCGGCAACTTTCATCGTCCCCTTCATTTTATTCATAATCAAAGCCGCTAAAGCTTGACCTGAAATATCTTCTGCAATGATAATAAATGAACGACCATCTCTTGCTGCGATCTCTAATGCTGGCAAGATATCTTCAATGGTTGTAATATTCTTATCTGTTACCAAAACCAAACAATCGTCATACTTCATAATTCCTCGACGTTCGTCTGTAACAAAAGCATTGGCTAGATAACCGGAATCAAATTGAAAACCTTCAGTTAGTTCTAATGAGGTCTCATTTGATTGTGCAGGTTGAATTGTGATTGCGCCGCCCTTTCCAACTTGATCAACAGCAGAAGCAATAAGCTTACCAATACCTTTATCTCCGTTTGCAGAAATTGTGGCAACTTGTTCTATTTCTTCTTTTGTTGATACTTCGCGAGCTAACTTCTTTAGTTCTTCAATTATCTCTGTTGCTGCTTTATCAATTCCCTTTTTAATCTCAACAGGGTTCGCACCTGTTGCAAGATAAGGTTGTGCCTTTGCAAGGATCGACCGCGCAAGAACGGTAGCCGTCGTAGTTCCATCACCAGCACCAGAGTTCGTAGCTTCACTTGCTTGCTTAATCACTTGCGCTCCTAGATTTTCAAATGGATCTTCAAAGTCCACAAACCGAGCCACTGTTACACCGTCTTTTGTAATAAGAGGGCGTTTGTTCTTTTCTTTTAGAATAACATTGCGACCACGTGGCCCTAGAGTTGCGCCAACAGCATCAGCAAGCTTGTTAGCTCCATTCATTATCTTTTCGTTAAGTTGTCGTCCTGATTCGTATTCTTTCATTTTACTTTCCTCTTTCCATTGGATACTCTAATTGTAACACCTTTGGATTGTTTTTTTCAAATAGTTTTTTGAGTTCTTTGGTTTCTTTTTTTGATCGACCAAGAATGTAAATGTATTTGTGTTTCGGCTTCATATCTCTACATTTGCAACTCTCTCTGTATTTCTTTTCTTCTTCCTTGATTTTTATTTTGATCTCTTCAGGTATGATCTCCCAATTAGGAGAATACTTTTTCATATACCCTTTCCATTCCTCAAATGTAAGCCCTATTCTTTGAGCGTAAAGCTTATATTTTGATTTCTTCCGAAAATCTCTATCGCTGAACCAGCCAAGCTCAGGTCTGTTGGGGTCAAAATATTGCTTTGCAGTGCCAGATTTTTGCCCTAAATAGATGAAATTACAAGCTTGGTAGATGGTCCCTAACTCCTTTGCCTCTGGATCTGAATAGGCGGAAAACATACGAAATTGAGTGTTTTTTACCATCCATTTGATTGATTTCATAATGAGCCAAGAGCCGAGATTTTTTGGTGCCCAAGATATACAAGCACCGCGACTTATAAGTTTTTCTTTGTCTCTGTTTTCTTTTCCCAAAATGTGCGAAAATGCATTTGGGGTCGCCATAACAATAGCACCTGCAATAGTTCCATTCTTTTTTAGCCTTGCGATAAATCTATGTGTTGGTCTGGCTGGTAGTTTACCTAACCATTCGTGTCTTTTGATAAAGAGCTTGATCTCTTCACATTGTTTTTTGTCTTCTTTATCAACATAAGAGAATTCAAAATCTTGAATTCGTAAAGAATTGTATTCTTCTTCTGTAAGGTTTGCTTCTTTTAGATCGCTGATCAAGTTTTGTTGACGGATCTCATACTGCCAACAGTGATCTTTATTGTAGTTTTTAAATCGGTCGTATACTTCTTGTTTCATTTTTTGCTCATGAGATTTTCTACCATCTCATAAAGCATTTTATACGAAAGTTCGTTATTTGTCAAGTGTTCGTTTTGTTTTCGTGTAAGTGAGGAAAAATTTATTTCATTCTCAAAGCGAACGAGAGGAGTTACTTTAAAAAATCTAAGAACTGCATTTATTCCTTGTTGAGCGACGTTAATTATGACTTTTTTTATAATATCAAAACCCTTCTTAATTTTTTCTACGAAAGATTTGTAAATTGATTTTATCTTGTCTGCCGCTTTGGACGGCAGGGCTGCAAAAAAGTCCTTAAAAGATGCGATCCCAGATTTTATATTATCCAATAGACCTTCGTCAAGATGAAAATCTTGAGACTCATTTAATTGATTAAGTGTATTTTGCAAGGACTTCTTAAACTTATCTGATTCGGCAAATAAAAGCCCCACCACCTCTCTTGCTTTTGTACCTATATTATTTCCTTTAGCATCTTTTATTGAGTCCGACTTGAATTTGACACTCAGGTTGACGAGAGGCATATAACTATTGATCACTTTACGATTAATTGGCGAAAAGCTATAAAAATCATCGATATTTTCAAATGTCGGATCAGTACTTATCACTCCACCTGCTCTTTTTCCCTTTTTCTTAACTCCATAAATTGTATCAACCCCGGCTACGGAAAGTAAAGTATCTGCGGTAGCGGGCGATTCTTTTCCAAACTTTGCGACCCCAGACATAGCTTCTCGTAAAAAATAATATTTCACCTCGGGGTTTGTTTTTGGATCTGTAATCTCATCAAAATATTGTTGTACTTTTTTTTGAATTGTGAGCCTCTCTGCCATTTTTTGTTCATCAGACGTAAAATCAGTGGACGCATCTTTTTTCTCGACGGAACGTTTTAAAGCCCCAGCCGAAGATTCAAAAATTAACTTATTTTCTAATTTATCCAATTCTCTGATGGCTTCTTTGGTGAAGCCCTCTAAATTATAGATTCCGCTATCTTCTAGTGAACACAAAAGAGTTGCTGTAGTTTCACCTTTTTGCCCAGACATAAACTGACCGGAGCCCATTTTCAAAGATGTACGATGTTTTCCAAGACGAATATCTGCTTTTGGTGTTTTATCAACCCCGCCGTACCTGATCCAACGTTCTGTAATGGGATAAGTGGCAACGATCTCCGCATCCCCTGATGTTTTTTGCTTCAAATCATCTACAATAGCTTTTGATAAACTTTGAAAAGCGGTGGCGTCTTCTCCATTCCAAGCATCAACTAGAGAATTTTCAAGCTGGCGTGCTTTAGCAATCTTATCCGGCTGCTCCGTTATAATATTCTCAACCAATTTTTCTAAGTCATTATATTTCATTTTTTGCCCCTCTTTTTTTCTCGTTCATACTCATCAATGTGAAACAAGACCGTCGAAGCCCAAGTTCTATCACTATCTTTTTCTGGTTCTGATAAATCTTTATAATCTGTTTGAACTTGTCTTCTCCAACGCTCAACATTTTCAGGTGTGTAATTGTCTAACATATATCGCGTCCAGTGTGCCCATTGCCGATGTTCAAGATCTGCTAAAATTTCAAGCAAATCTTTTCGGCTAATGTTGTCCATCTTTTATTGCCTCATCAATTTTAAAACCAGCACAATCAATTTTCCTTTCGGTAATGTGATAATGGTTTACTACACCCTTATATTTTGCTTCCTTTGCGTCTTTATAAATAGTTTTCACTAATTGATTATTCACTTTTGGAACTTCCAAAGGAATATTATATACCTTATTCAAACATTTTGCAAGCGCGGCAAAAGCTTTTTCCTGAACTGGATAAAAACCTAAATGAGGTTCCAAAACTCTATTATGAACTTTACTGTTGTTCCAAACAGGCCTCTCTCCAAATCCATTCTTCACATATAAACTTTGGTATTTGGGATAATAAGCATTTGATATTTCAACACCAATGCTGGTATTGTTTACTTTTCTTCTTCCAGCGTGCCAGGCAATATGGTTTGTATCCATAACTTGATAAATTGTGCCGTCATTATCAATAAGGAAATGCACTGAAAGTTTTCGTTTTATAAGGATTTTATAACACGATTTAGATGATAGACAAACATCCCAATGAGCCATAAACATCGTTGGTTTTCTTTCAGATTTTACAGTTTTATAGCAATAGCTGGGTAGTTCTAACGCTTCTGGCTGTGTGTAAACAACAACTTTGTCCCAATCAATATTGTGCTTCAAACCATTAGCAATGATATAATTTTTTGCTTCGGGCGGGTCAATTTGTTTAGCGGTTTCTAATAATTCTTTCGACCGTTGAAAGCCTCTAAAGCAATCAAACAATCTCATCTACAATGCCCCATTCTAATGCTTTTTCGGCATCAAAATATGTATCGGTTTTGCGACGAAAGATATTGGTTACTTCTCTTTTGGAAAGTTTTGTTTCTGATGCAAGAGCATCAATGAATTGATTTTGATACCAACGAACTTCTTTTATATCTGTTTCTAGTTCCATAATAGAACCAAACTGACCGCCTTGTACTGAGTGCATCATAAGGCGACAATACTTACCGACCTTGCGCTTGCCTTTTGTTCCGGCAGCTAAAAGAAGAATCCCAGCCGACATTACTTTTCCCAATCCAAAAGTTTCAATATCAACTTGATCTTTTATAGTTCTCATACAATCATAGACCGAAAACATATCTTGCACGTTACCGCCTTCTGTAGATATTATAAATTCGATTGGTGGGATTTCTACTGATTCTTTTTCTTCACTCAACATTCGATCTTTATGATCCTTTTCTTTTATTATAAGAAGATCTGAAAGAACATTTTTGCACGAGTCTTCGGAGATTTCACCGAAGATGCCAGTTATTCTTGTTTGTGTATCTCCACCTAGCAAATCAGAAAACATTACAATTTTTTCCTGGTCTTCATTCTCTTCTGTCATGTTTCACCTCTATTGATGTCGGTTTGCCTTTGGTCCACTTGATCTCTACCATTCCAGCAACGTACTGATCAATCATCCTTTTAAACTTTTTCCATCTTGGTTCACGCATACTGTTGTCGCGTATTTCTTTTATTGCCCAACGTAAAGCACTATTAATTACAAAAGCTTTTTGGGCGTCAATAAAAGTATCTTCGAAATGGACAACTTTTTTTTCTCTAAAATAACTCCAAACATATTCTCGTTGTTTGTTATCGAAGTCAGTTGTTGGTTTCTTCGGTTTTTCCATCTTCAAATTTCTCTCTAGTGTAAATATCAGTTAAACACCTCATCGCACTTTGCCAGTCAGTTGCTTCTAATTGCCAACGATATTCTTCTGGATATTCTTTCACGAATGTTTCCATTGTTTGCTTCTTCCAATTTTCAAATTCGTATGAAAGTTCGTTAACGCAAATCTTTGCAGCTTCGTCGCCCTTCGCGGCAGCAATTGATTTTCTATAAATCTGATCCATATATGATATTTTATAGACCACAGAGCCCAACAATATCAAACACTGATCTGCGACACGTTCCACAAGGATCGAGCCGGATTCGTATGATGAACGAAAATTAAAAAATGTTTTTACAAGATATCCTGCAAAGAAACCAAGGATAAAAAGTGCGAAGTTTGTGTCATCCATCAGTAGTAATTATACTAGCTGAAGAATAAAAAGTCAAGAGTTTTTATTTTAAGACAGATAAAACTACAAACAAAACTATGCCTATTCCAACATGAAATCCAATAGAAAAGACTGCAAGTTTTTCGCCGTTACTCATAACAAAATTTATAAGAATAAATTATCTTATACGGCTTGGTGGGGGGGGGTAAATATTATTTTGATTCGCCAGTGACTCGTGCAAGAATTCTTTCAACGAGGGCATCTTGGTTGGCGACCTTCTTCTTTTTGCTCTCAGCAAGTTTACGGTCTTGGCTGGTTGCTGCGAGGCGCTGAACAACGCGCTTATAAAGTGCTTCTTTGATAACAGTATCATCAACAATTTCAACACCAAGAGACTCTAATTGTACATCGTCCTCTTCTTCGTCATCCATATCAACGGCTTCGTCATCCATATCAACGGCTTCGTCATCCATATCAACGGCTTCGTCATCCATATCTTCGTCGCCTGTGATACCGGATGCTTTAAGTCTGTCTCCCATCGAGACAAGAAGTTTTGCTTCTTCAGGAGTGATTTCTGCTTCTGGCTCGTCATCCATATCAACGGCTTCGTCATCCATATCAACGGCTTCGTCATCCATATCAACGTCGGCGGTCGGGGCATCATCGCCTGAAATGTCCATCTCTACCTCTTCTTCTTCCGCAATATAATTCTGACTAACAAAATGATCTGATAGACCATTAAGTTCTGCCAACTTCATAAATCGTCGAACTGCGCTTTCCTTTAAGAGTGAGGTTTTGTTTTTAGCCATTTTGATGTTTCTCCTTAGTAGTATTATAATGTACTGCTACTAAATAGTGTCTACGAATGCAAAATACCCTTTTATGTTATGTTTAGCTTTGCCATTATCTTTGTGATTTTGTCGATGGCTTTACTTTCAATTTGTTTTATCCTTGAAGGAGTTAGGTTCATTCTGTCACCGACCTCTCGTAAAACCATATGACCTTTTTTTTGAACAGAGATTTCTGTGCAATTTAAGTCTTTTGGGTAATCAATCCAAAGCCTGCAAGATTGGGCTTGACATTCTATGTTCTTCGCCTTACACTCTTCGTAACATTTCATAGATCAGGGTGCTCCTGTTCAAGAATATCAAAAATGTTTTCTAATTCATTGTCGTCCAACGCAAATTTATTTGCCGTAGAGCGTCCTGCTTTTAAACCCTGCTGCGCTTTTTTTCGTTGAGGGACACTCTGGGTTGATAATTTTTTCTTAAGTTCATTAATAAAATTCATAAAATGTTCTTCCTTTCCTAAGTATGCTTCCATAACTCCTTTAAAAAATTGACCTTGTGTTAAACTGTCATATTGGAGTTGGACTTTAAATTTTACCTTATCATTCTCTGGTATTGAGAATATTACCTTCTTTTGTTTTTCGCTCATCTCTCCATACTCGCAACTCGCGGACCCGGACCCCATCGCAGTCCGCCGAAAACAACGACCGCAGATGGAAATGGAGCCGAGTTCTGTTTATTTTCTCCATTCTCAAATTTCAGTCGACCTTTTACAAGTTGTATTTCACTTGCGGCTTCCATAATATACTCGTGCCAATATTTTGTGTCTGTACGAGCAGGTATTAGCACAACAACCATTGTTTCACCAAGGAAATACTCGTCGTAACATTTTTTTACCCATCTCTTGATATCTCCATAAGGAGGATTGACAAATACTGTTTCGCCTTTCCAAGATTTTGATAATCCATCATCTTCTTTTGTATAATACTTATTACATTTGTGATTTTCGTGCGTTGCACAAGGATCTAAAGTAAACTTAAATCTTTTATTTAGTTTGTCAAAAAAACTTTGAGGAGTTCCCCACTCATCACTTTTTGAACTAAACATTACTTTTCTCGTTTTATTTAACATATATCTCTCCTGTTGTATTACAATGCGGACACTCAATAGTGATGCCATCTTGTAGACTAGAATTTATTTCCCCTGTTCCATTACACTCTGAACACCTATGGCGAACCAAGTCTCTATCTAAAGATTTACTTTCATTTATTTCTAAAGTTGGCTGAACGGTATACCAGTAATCAACAAATGAAGTATCATCTGCAAACCCACCACGGTGAATGTTTCTGCTCCCCTCAAGCAAGCTAATAACCTGCTTCAATTTGGACACAGTTTCTCTCAAGATAGTACCGTTATTACCTCTGGATTCAAAATCTATTTGCAGGTGGAATAAATATCTCATTTCATAATATGAGTAGAACTCTCCAGCGCGCCGAGAGGGGACTGTAGTTTAAATACGGCGTTGTCTTGTAATTCAGCAATGTTTCTTGCGCCAGTATAAGACAAACCCGATCTAACTCCCCCAACGAGGCTTTGTATTATTTCACTAACTGGACCTTTTGCATCAATCCAAGTTTCAATTCCCTCATCTGAAGAGTATGTTCCTTTCCAATCGATTTGGGCTTCCTTGCTCGCCATACCGCGATATAACTTTTTGCGGATAGGTATGGAGTGAAGACCTCGTCCCCATGCCTGCCCACTTCTATAATATTCCAATTTTTCTTTTCCTGGTGATTCATTTGTTCCTGCCAGTAAAGATCCTAGCATAACAAAATTAGCACCTGCGGCAAGAGCTTTAACAATATCACCACTGTTTTTTATACCACCGTCAGCAATGATAGGAACAACATCAAGACCTTCAGCGAACATCTTTTTCTTTTCCGAAAAACAATCCCTAACAGCTTGAAATGTTGGAATACCATGCCCTGTTTGAATTCGCGTTGAACAAATAGAACCACCACCAACACCAATTCGAACTGAATGAGCCCCCCAAGAAACCAAATCTCTATAGGCTTTTGCGGATGCTACATTTCCTGCCATAATATGAATAGAAAGCGCCGAAATGGAATTTAGCCCATCCAGAGCTTGGCGTACCAATAGATGGTGACCGTGAGCAACATCAACACAGAGAATTCTACACCCAGCATCTATTAATGCTCGGGCTCGGTCTAAATAATCTCCACTAACCCCGACAGCACAGCCGGGAGTTATCGTTGTTGAACAATTTTTATACATTTCAACTTGTTTATCAATTGTGTTATAACGATGGACAATTCCTAAACCGCCGTGTATCGCCATGCTCATTGCCATTTTATCTTCAGTTACCGTGTCCATTGGAGAAGAGATAAATGGAACATCAAAATCCATTCCAAATCCTAAATTTGATGAAAGATTGATATCTTCACGAGATATTATTGAAGAATATTGCGGTTCAAGCAATACATCATCATAACTTAAACATTTCATTATTTGCCTGTGCTCCCAAGTTTTCCATCGCCACGATCAGAAATAGTAATCGGATACCAACCATATAGATCCTTGTTTTGAGTTTCCACTGCTCGGAAATGAACAACTGGAATCATAACTGCTTGTGCAATCTTGTCTCCACAAGTAACTGTTTGTGGATGATGACCAATGTTATGAAGATTGATAAAAACTTCACCATCATATCCTGAATCAACAACACAAGCCCCGACAACTAAAGATTTCTTTGCTGCCATACCAGAGCGATTTTTGATCTCTAACATATATCCGTGAGGAATACCAAAACGATAACCAGTTGGCAATACGACACTATCACCCGGATCAATTACAATATAATCAACTTCTGTATTTGGCATAAACCCCTTTGGCACTGGATTGTATTTTAGGTCCAGACCCGCATCTGAGGGGTTTGCTCTTTCGGGAGGCTGTACATCTCCCCTAATTCTATAATATTCTACTAACATTTATTTTCCTTTCTAAAAACCATTCTCACACATGAAAATTAATACATAACCACCAGAGAGAGGATCTTTTACCATGTCAAATTCTCTCACTCTTTTATATTGGATTCCCAATCGATTTGAATATTCAACTGCCCTTTCAGTGAGATACTCAGTAACAGTGGAAGTTGTTTCGGCTTCAATCTCTTCTATGCCGATTATCAACTTAAACGTCTCTAGTGTGTCAAAAAACATCTTCTATCCCTTATAACTAAAATATTTTGGATGGCGTACAACAATATATTCTTCTGTCGGTCCATCCATATAGTGAAATACATACCAACCTTTCTTACGATATATTTCACAAATATTCATATCTCTCACCGGTTTCTTCCAGTGCATAGGTAGGTGAATCTTTTTGCCACCTTGACGGCACTCAGTCCCCCAAGGCTTATTGATTTCTTCGTTTATCTTATTGATAATTTGTTTTCTCATCAAATTACCATAATCATCTATTTTTTGAGTTTTCATATTCTGTCAGGATGATAAGAATAAAATGTCCTTACATCCATATCTCCAAACGTTTTATTCATATAACTTTTAAACTCAGAATGTGATTCCAAATCCATAACACCATCATACCCTATTATGTTCCACTTGTCAAGTTCTTTTAATATATCCATCTTATTAATGATAAGGTCTGTAACCCCATTCATTTGAATCGCTCTCTTCACCATGTCTAAATCAAACCAGTTACATTGACGAGGGCGACCAGTCGTAGCCCCGAACTCTCCACCTACTTCTCTCAATTCATCAAAAATTGGCTCATCTGGTTGAAACTTCTTTGCTCCAACATACGTCTGATAAGGCTTGCAGACGCCAATAATTTTATCGATACATTGAGGGGGAAATCCGTTTAATAGAGCGCCAGCAGTTGTACAGTGCGAACTCGATACAAATGGATAATCACCGTGGTCAATATCTAATCCAAAACCTTGGGCTCCCTCAAAAAGAACTACCGCATCAGGACAATCTTGATAGAACTCATCATACATATCAATTATATATTCTTTCAATTCATAAATTGATTTTGCTCTCTTTCCAACCCTTGCGTACTTATCTCGATAGGCGGGACCATTACCTCTTTTTGTTGTCCCAATTTTGTTTTCGCCTTCTTCTTCTTCAATGTGGTGGCGACCAATAATGTGTGCATTTGAAGCAATCCTCAAATTAGATTTAACATCAATTCCGTTTTGTTCTAGTTCATTGATTTCATCCATTAGATAATCAACGTTTACCACACATCCAGGTCCAATAATAGACTTAATACCATAAAAAACTCCCGCTGGAATATGGTGAGTTATATACTTTTTACCATCGTGAAAGATAGTATGCCCAGCATTGCAGCCGCCATTGAACCTCACACAATGTGTATAATTACCATCCTTCAATAGAGAATGAACTACCTTTCCCTTACCGCAATCCCCATACTGTAAATCTACTACTACATCTGCTTTTATCATTTATATTTTCCTTTCAGTTATCCTACTAACTTAAAACTATATCTCATTGATCTGGTTGAAAAACCCCACTGCTCGTCATATTGAAGTTTGGCGATGTATGGCCGATTCATATGAACCTGATCTCCTGGTTTTACATTCCAACACTTAATTTGGTTTGTCTGACAAGTATCATCAATAACATTAACAATCCAAAACTTTTTACCATTCCTGGTTGTTTTTTCTGTAACCTCTCTTGGAATAAACCAGCAAAGAAGTAAATCTTCATCGAACAAAGAAATCGGTGGAACATAATTAGCTTTGATCCTTTCGCGTACCTTTTTATCCACAACAATATCAAAGGGGAAAATTCCCGTCAATGATACAAGATTTTCAATCTTCTCTTCTTCAGTGAAATCTGGTTCAGATTTACACTTTTGAATGTTTTCGAGGAACTTCTTCTTGGTCTTCGGTCGGTTATCTACAACAGATAACCAAAAATGTCGACAGTGCTTGAATCGGTCATCCGCGACGACATCACATGCACCGGAGCGAACCAAAACATCCAAAGCTTTTTTGTTGAACTTTGAATAACTGATCTCTTCATTGAATAACATCTCTTCTGGTGTGTTGAATGGTCTATGAGCAAGAATTTGATCCATAGCTGCGTCGCCCAGACCTTTGATTGAGGTAAGAGGCTGAATCAACTTCCCATCTTCCGATGTTTCCCAATTACGACCAGATACATTGATATTGACTTCTTGAATATCATAACCAAGATTTTTTACAATATTGATTGCTTTTTCTTTTCGCGTTTCGGGTTCTTTGTTTAGAAATGCGGTGAGCCACTCTGTTGGATAATAGTTTAACAACCAGGCACATTGAAAAGATAGAACGCTGTATCCAACTGCGTGAGACTTATTGAAACCATAGCCACTGAAATATTCAAATGTTTTCCACAGATTTTCAGCTTCGGCGTCAGAAATGTTTTTTTCACGACAGCCTGTGAGGAACTTATCGTGAATCTTATCCTTTTCGCGTGCTCCCTTACCTGTACCTTTTTTGGTCAAAAGCTTTCGCAATAGATTACCTTCGTCAAGGCTAATATTTTTACCAAGCCGGTGAGCCAAAATAGCAATCTGCTCCTGAAAAATAAGAAACCCATAAGTTTCTTTTGTAACGTCCTTAACAATTGGATGAATGTATTTGATCATTCTTGGTGCTTGCTTTGCTTCAACGTATCTTTTATCAACCTTTGCACTCAATGGACCAGGGCGAAAGATAGAAGTAATAGCGGCAATGTCAATTAGGCTGTTTGGCTTTGCTCTTTCACAAAATGCTTGAGCGCCGGTTTCTGTAAATTGAAATACTCCTGCCCACTTCCCACCATGAAAAATATTCTTATAGACCTTTTGATCTGCAAAGTTCATTACATCAGGGTGTAGGTTATCATCATAAAACTTTTTGATGTCTTCAAATGAAGGATCTTCATTTCCTTTGCTAATCAAAATACTGCGAACAGCATCTTCAATCATACGCAGGGTGCCGAGACCGAGAATATCAAATTTAATGAAACCCATTGGTTCAAGGTGACGAACATTTTGACCTTCAGTCCATGGGGTTTGTCTTACGCCTCCACTATAAATCAGAGGCATATACTTGTTCAGATCCTCTCCAACGACAAGACCCCCGGCGTGGCGCGAACACGAACGAACTTGACCTTTCAAAGTGCGAACGTGTGTTTCTACTTGTGGATATTTATTTAGAAAGTCTTTAAGACTGGTTGAATATTTGATTAGTTCCTCAAAGGTAGGATCATAAACCCCAGCTTTGATTCCGTGGTCTCTCTTAGCAGGACCGATTGCTTCAAAAACCATCTTTTTGGTAACAAGGTTTACTTCCTGGTAGGGGATATCATAAAACTTTGCAATATCTTTGAGAAGAGAACGCAACTGTAAAGTGTTCCAGTTTGAAATTGGAACAACATTATCTTCACCCCATTCATCGATCAAAGCTTCTTTTAACACCATAGGGTCAGAAACATCGTAATCGATATCTGGATAATCTTTTGCATCCGCCCGCAAAAATCTACTGAATAGAAGACCATACTTGATTGGATCAATTTGTGTAATTCCCAAAGCGTATGCAACTAGCGAACCACCAGCAGATCCGCGTGAAGGACCAGTGATTTGCATAGAAGTAGCTTTATCAGCGATTGCTTTCATCGTCAAAAAATAACGACTAAAACCGCGATCTTTGATTACTTGTAGCTCGTGTTGAAGGCGATCAAGGTATTCTTTTTCTTGATAACCTTTTGCTTGCAAACTATTACTTGCTGCTACGCTCAAAGCTTCATTCTCACCCATACCTTCTGGAATTACAAACGAAGGCAAACGAACTGTATTATCTGGGTAAAACTTTTCAATTCGTTGATGAGCGATATAATGTGTTCGCGCAATTGATTCCTTGACCAATTCATCATCGAACTTATATCCCAATTCAGAAGAATACTTCTTGTATGAAGCATACATTTGATCACCGTTTTTGGGATAAAGCTCCATTCCATATTCTTCCAAATTTTCTGCCATCTCGCCAAAGAATGCTGTAGCGCCTGGTCGGAATCGCTTGTAGAGTTCTCGGGACTTCCAAACCTCTGGATTGAAGTAATGACTATCGGCTGTTGAAATAAGATCGAGCCCATATTCTTTTGCAACCTGAATAATCAAAGTATTCAGTTTCATTTGAGTTGGGTGTTTAAACCATTGAAGCTCTGCATACCACCGATCACCTAAAATACTTTGCATATTTTCAGTAGTTTTACGCATAGCATTGAGGATAGCCTCATCCCCATTGTCCATATTTTCCCACAAATCGCCTGCATAAACACCGCCCAAACAAGCAGAGGACGCGATAATACCTTCATTGTGAGTACGGAGAAGATCATAATCAATACGCGGAAACCGATAAAAGTTTCCAGGCTTATATGACTGTGAGATCAGTTTAAAAATGTTGTTTAGACCTGTTCTATTTTGAGCCAATAAAACAAGATGTCGACGGCGATTTAGAATATCTTTTGTAGATTTTGTTTCGGCTTCATCTTCAAGCGAAAAACCAGAACTTGTCTTAATCTTTTTCCTTTTCTTATCTTTTTTACTTTGTTCGTAAACTTTTGACCATTCGGTCAGTGACGGTGTAAAATAAGCTTCAACACCATAGATAGGCTTGAAACTCTTCCCTTCCTTTTCCATTGACTTTGCGTGAAGAACTTGGTATGCTAGACCATTACAATTTCCGTGGTCAGTCAATGCTAAGGCATCACAGCCATTTTCATAAGCAAAATCCATATGTTGTTGAGGATAACCAATAGCATCAAACGGCGAGCCTGCCGTTGAGTGAGCGTGTAATCCTACAAAGGGGATATTCGATTTATTCATACAGCTATGATACCGGATTGTAAGTAAAATGTCAAGTAGTTTCTCTTCGAATAATTATTCATCGTCTTCACCAACCTTGTTCCAAGTTCTATATCTCAACATATCGCTTTTTGGTCTATTCATATTCTTTTGGTCTTCTGATCCAATATATTTGCAATACCCTTCCCAAGAACTTATGTTATAATACCAGGACATTTCGACTGAAAAACTAGGCTCAATTGTTCCAAATATATCTGATAGATTAAAGTATCTTCCAGAATATTGCTTAGAAGCAGGTAATTTATTTATTGGATATTTACCTTCTCTTAAAGGACCGTTAGGTTCAAAAATACCTGTTGCTTTTCTCAAAAAGATTTGTGAATATTTTGTTACATCTTTTGCGTCAAACGCAAAACCAATATATTCATCGTTAACCACAGAATTGCCTTCGGGTGTCAGCAATAAAAAATTTCCGGGTCTTGATATTTCTTCTCTAAATTTCCGAACGTGTTGTGAGGGGAACACACCGTAAGAAAAAGCAACATAAAACTTATCGGGTTGCAGCCATTTTGATAATTGACAACAAACTTTGGTTGCCACTTTAGCACCATAAATTATACTCCACACCAGGGAGTCTTTTTTATTCTTATCTTTCGGATGAGTTTCTACATAATAAATTGGAATTGCTTTTTTACTTTCGCTGGGGAAATAATCGAATTTTCTTCCAACCCATACTGGATCCTCAACCATTTCTCCTATTCTGTGTTTTATTAGAGGTTGCATTTTTGGAGGGCACACAATCCAAATGGTTTCACAACCGGCGGTGGCGCACTCTAAAACTGCTCGTTCAACAGCAAGAAAATTTTGTGAAATCGGTTGCATACAATCGTGCCATGGTAGTTGATAATCTAACGGTTGTCCAGCGACCGGGACAATACCTGCAAGGTGAAAGGATTTAATATTGACTATGTGTTCTTCTGTATAGTTGTTTGACATAAGAATCTTTTACCTGATCTTTCATTATATCATCGATTGTGTCACTTTTAAACTCAATGAAATCTGTTGATTCATAAATGGGAGGTGTCAATAGTTGTATCTCTCGGTGAGAACTCTCAATTCGCAAAGGTCTGTATTTTTGTTTTGTTGGATCTTTTGAATCATATCCATTTTTTGGCCCTCTAAGACCGGCGAGGCGCATCATATAACGAACTTTAAATCTAGCATTTATGTCAGAATTATCAGGATCTGTCAGTTGTGCTTCCGTCATATAAGATACAGCACAAGCATCTTTATAAATTTGGTCGCCGTCAATTCTATCGGTGGGATAGAAAAAGATTTTCTGAACAAAGTCTGTGTCTGGGTCTTGAATAAGATCATATTTGTGCTTTAAGCCGCTTCGGACATTAATCCAATCATACACTTTATATTTCTTCTCTGGTATGATTTTAGGAGATGGTATACCAGAGATTCCAGTTGGATTGAAAACAATAACCTTATTTGCGTTGATCGTTGCCGATCTGGCTTTATGTGTGAACACCCTAATTCTGTTATCTTCAATTCTTATTGAAGAAACTTTATCGGCTAACGGGTTTAAACCTGCTAAAGACAAACAAAAATATAGGTGTTCCCAAAGAACAGATTTAGGAGTTCCTCGGGATTCATCTGTAGGTGGAAAGGTAGTGAGAATTGTAGTAGAGTTATCTAACTGAAAGATGGACAAGTCAAATTCGTAATCAAAATAAGAAAACCGGGCTGGAGATTCCATTTTTGCATATACGAAAGGGACATTATTGTAGTAGCAATAAAGCAATGCTTCAATTGATGAACCAATAACAACTTTTTCATAATCAAACTTTACATCCTCAATCGGAGGGAAGACCATAGTTAATTTGACAACGGGTGAATTGAAGTTCCGCCGGGTCTGCCATTTTCTGGAACTACAAAAATAAGGTTTTCTCTTTTAATTGTTTCATCCCAGAAAACTTGCTTTGTCCAACGCATACGCTTTGGGTTAATTGCCTTCAATGTGATTGACGTAAAATTTGGCACAAACTTATCAATTACTTGAACAATAACAAAAGTATCTTTTGTAATGTCCTGTGTCTTGAACGGGTGCCACATAATCTGCACAATTGGGTTGTTTCTGATATTCTTTATGTTCACTTCTACAATTCTGCTACGCAAATGCGTTTGCGAAAACTCATCATAAATGTTTTTCTTTATTCTTTGTAAATACTTTTTTGTTTTTATAGTTTTTGGCGCTGCATATGCTTCGTTTGTTGTGCAACATAATAATGTAAAAACAGCCAAAAATGGCAAAAATCGTTTCATTTGTTATAGTCCTTCTAAAGTGTTTCTTATTTTCTCTGCCATCGAATAATTTTTTTCCGTGATGAGTTTTACCTCTTCTAAAATAAAATCTCTGCTCGTGTCAAAATTTTTGGTTACCATAATTCTGATTCCTTCTGATCGGGATTGAGTTTCGTCAAATTCTTCTTTGATATATGAAACCATATCCTGTTTTATTGGATCGTCATCACATAACTTCGCGGCATCAGCAAGTTCTTTGCTAGATTTAATGAATTCAGACATTGTTAATGTAAAATCTGTGTCTAGTAGTTCCATAATTAGCTCCTATTCATCTAAAATGCCAATAATATGGCGTTGGTGTACAATATGATATTTTTTATCTCTAATTGTTACTTGTTCAATCTGTGAATTCTCTACAACCAAAGAAATTACATCGCTATTTCGTGCTGAAGAAGTAAATATATCTTCACTTGTTCCTGTTTGGGTTGCCCAAGCCGTTTGATCGGGATTCAATCGTACCAAAGATGATTCACAATCGCTTGCTGAACATACAAACTTAACTAATCCGTATCGTTCTTCTTCACCAATTTTTGCCCCTTCAGGGATTAAAACAGGACTTATATCTTCTTTTTTCTTTTGTGGGAATTTTTCTACAAGAACGTGTTTGTTGAACGGCTTAAATTTACACATTCGTCACCTCACAAAGTCCACCACCGCAAGCAATTTCACCCGCGAGATCAGTGTTGTCGGCTATTTCAATAATTTTAGACAAGTCGACCTCCTTCAAGTCTTTCATAAGTTTATCATAAGTTTCTTTATCGCAATCTTCAAACGGAGGTTGTATGTATGTTCCACCATCATAAGGCAAAACAGATAATCCGTTATAAGCGTCTCTATTCTTCCACATCCACTCCCCAACGTCGTCCCATTCGTCGTCCTTGATTGAAATGGTCGCGCTGATATTGTGAGTGTTATTCCCCGAACCGTGACCAGGGTTAATCCAATTATCTGAAAACCATTTTACCCTCTCAAGCAGATCGCCCGCTGACTCATGGCGCAAAATAGCGTTGTCAGGTGCCTTTTGAGGAACAGAGATAATGGCAGTATCGTGTGGTCTAAAGTATTCATCCTCAACCAATTCAGGGTGATTAATTGAGAGATAATGATAGATATCCTCATTTTTACCAACGCGCAATCGACGGATGTAATAATCATTATGCCAAGCGTGAATACCAGATGAACATCCGAGCACAATAGATGAAGTTCCTGCTGGCTTAATCGTTGTAACGCGGGCGGCGGGCTTAATACCGATCAGGGTGGAAACTTTTTTATTTTCTTCAACCGCGATGTCTGCCGCTTGTTGTAAATCAAGACCCTCAAGACACCCACTTGCAATTCCTGTTAAACTCACACCAAGAAGAGCTTCCTTTTCGGTTGTTCGTTGCCAAATAGAACGAAGATAGTGAAAATCAGTATATCCAGCCTGGAGTGTGCCCAGGAATGCGGCTGTTTTCACGCGCTGATTTAAGTCTTCTTGAGATTTTACATCCGAAACATTCACTTCACACAAGTTACAAAATTGAAAAGGTCGTAAGGCGATCTCACAACAGGGATTTGTGCCCCAATCTTTATCATTGGTGAAATATATGCCAGGTTCTCCTGAACCAGAAAATTTAATTCGTTCCCAAAGTTCCTTAAAGAAAGACTTCTTTACACGATGTCGAACTACAACTGCGCTGTTATTTGCACGAGCACGTTGTGGGTTCTCTTCCCACCAAGATCCACTCTTACAAGCAATCATATCTTTATCGTCAGCGGAAAATAGTGAAATAAGTGCTGCTCTACGGATTCCGCCTGCTAAAACAGCATCAGCGATATGGCAAACAATGTCGTGGACTTCAATTGGTTCTAGTTGTTCTCCCTCTTGCTTATTATTCAGAATAGACTTAATTTGACGAATACAAGTCTTAAGAGGCTCTGGTCCCGGCGCTTTTCCGCCAGAAGTGATCAGGCGAGCGCCCTTTGGGCGAATGTCTGAAAAGTCAAAATTAATAGTTGATGTCCCCTCAAAATAAGAGCGCACCAAAACCTTAACGGCATCTGCCCATCCCTCAATTGAATCACCAACAAGATATCTCCGCTTACGGGTTGCCCTTGGATGACGGATCTCTGGTAATTGTTCAACATGATGTTTTTGAACACTAAAACCAATGCCAGTTCCACCTAAAAGCAAAAAAAGAATTTCACTAAATGCCTGATAATTATCGACTGGAAGATATCCACAGTTATAGATACGATTTGGAGAGATCTCAATCGGTTTACCTGCGAACTGCATTGAACGCATAGAAGGCAATACTCTACGACTCTCAACTAATTCATAAGCCTCGTCAATTTCACCATTTAGCATAGGATATTTCTTGCGATGCATCTCTTTGTTGCGGGCTACCAACTCATTCCAAGTCTCCCTCCTTTCTTCATCAGATTTGTGTTTTGCATACTTCATATAAACTGCAATATCAGAGAGAATCTTGTTTGAGATATCCATATATTATTGTGCTCCTTTAACTAATTTCATATATTTATCAAGTAAGAATTTTTGTTGTTCTTGGTTAGACATTGCAGGTTGAGAATTCTTATCACCTGGTTCGTATCTATCTAATACTTTGATGTCTACATTAGCGGTGTCCATAAAAATGGAGTGAACAACTCCATCAGGACCATTACGGTTTTTGGCGACATAAATGCGTCCGCCGTTTGTTTGTTTATCTTCGGTTGTTCTAGAAACAGAAAAAATAAAATCTGCGATAAAACACTTATTGAATGCTTCGGAGATTGCTTGCATAGTAATAATCTCCTGGTTCAATCCTGTACGATTTGTTTGTGATGCTGTCCATCCCACACATTTATACTCCATCATAATAGCGCGTAGTTCTTCATAGATTGACTCTAATTCTTCTCGCTTTTCCTTACGAGCCGATAAAGTTCTTAATAGATCTGCGTAATCCACGATTATCAAATCTGGGATAACATCTTGTTGTCTTAACTTTTCAAGATGGGCTCGAATAGTATTTGTTGTTGCTGTTTTGGTAGGATATTCTTTTATGATAAGAGTTCCATCAATATCATTCATCGCCTTTTTGATTTCAGCTTTACGATCCATCAAATCGTTCAGTGGAACTCCTGTTATGCAAGAATCATAACGTGACGCAATAACTGTATCTTTTAGTTCCAAAGTGTAATGAAGAACAGTCATTCCTAATTTTAATGCGGCTGCTCCAAGGTGGACAAGCACCATACTCTTGCCACATCCGGTCGGTGCTATAACAACACCTAGTTCGCCTCGACCGCCCCCGCCGCCGGTGAGCTGATCAACCTTTGCCCAACCAGTTGTGATCGTTTCTCGACCCGAAACTTCGAATCGTTTTTCAAAATCTTTGATATAATCATATCCAAAATCTGCATCTGCACCAGCTTTTAAAGCATCATTAAGTACAACACTGATTTCGTCAAACGAGCATCTTTGAAGTAAGCCGGTAGCTTTTAACATCGCTTCTCTCATTTTTTGCTTTCGACAAAAATCAATAGCTTTATCTTTTACAAAACCTGCGGAATTATCTAAAGTAAAGTTTGCTCGAATGCGGGCAAAATAATCTCTCACCAGTTTTTGAGATACTTCATTGTGATTTTCAAGATCGGATTTCAGAATTGTCTCCATCATAGAAATGGAGGGATGGTTTGCATACTTACGCTTATATTGAAAAACCTTTTCTACAAAGATTTGTAGATGTTTTAGTTCAAAAAATTCTACACTTAGAACTTCCATCATTCGATCAGAAAATACACGATCATCTAAAATAAGAAACGCCAGTTGTTCTTGAAAAGTTTTACCAAATTTTGAAAACGATACTTTCTCACTAGTAGACATTTATGACCTCATATTTTTTCACGATGTCCACTATAATAGCATCCCGAGCACGGGTTGTCAACATCATTCTTGACTGACCATATAAATAGTTTTTCACGTTGTAACCAACGCTCTAAATTTTTGAAAAAGGGCGTCCCAATTATATTCGTTTATTCCATCAAGCAACATTTTCTTTACAACTTCAGTTCTATTGAACGAGGGCTTAAAACCTTCGACTGTATTTCTTATATGCTGTGTATTTTTCACAGAAATGCTGGGTGTATATAATTGCATTAGCTTATAATTTCGTTCCACCAGTTTTTGTTCACGAAGAATACTTTTATTCATCTTTGTGACACCCGCAGATACAAGAAACTTGCGTAAATCATCAAATGTAACCGCTTTTTCTTCTGCAAAGAAGGGCATTTTTTTTGCAATTGATTTCATCCCAACCCCTTTAACACCCTCAAGGTTATCTGATTTATCACCATCAATTGCACGGGCCAGTGCAAAGTTATTCGGATGAATATTATATTCTTCCAAGATTCGCTTTTTATTCAAAAACTCATTTTTAATTGGTCGGTATACAATTGTTTTATCGTCGCAAAGTTGATAAAAATCTTTGTCCATAGAAACAATAATTTTAATATCGTCTTTTATTGATTGCATTTGGGAAGTGATATACCCAATCACGTCATCTGCTTCAATATTTTCAATCATCAATTGAATTACTGGCATATTATTTAGGTAATCAATTGTCTTTGCCATTTGATCGTATCGGTTTTGTGATTCCTCCAAAGCCGACATACCAGAATAAGCTCGGTTGAGCTTTAGGGGAGCCCGTCCTTCTTTATATTCTTTTGCAATTGCTCTTCGTTTGGCAGATCCACCTCCACCGTCCCAAACCACAACAATTTTATCAGGTTCAATTTGCCTTGTTAGTTTTTGTAAGGTCATTAGAAAACCTTTACAACCACCGATGGGCGCACCGTGGGCGTCTAAGCTTGGATTGATTACATAGTTTCTAATGAACGTATTCATTGCATCAATGATTAGAATTTTCTTACTCATAGTTTCATTCTCCCGTGACCATCTTCTGTTGTATAAATAACCTTTTTGACACCGACGTGTTTCAACACAGCTTGACACAATTGACAAGGCTTTGAATTTTTTATTTCACCATTTTTAGAAACGCGAGCGACGTAAATGGTTGCACCCTGGGTTATACTTTTATCTAAGCCCAGGATGCAACCCAATTCCGCGTGATGAGTAGCGTTCCAGTTCTTCTCCCTTGAAATAAAACGCTGTCCAAAGCTTGCATATTTATTGTTATTTGTAGATACACTTATTACCGCTCCACCTCTAACTAACACCGCACCGTGGCGGCTTTTTTTATGTCTAGAGTTTTTAGCAATTTTTTGTGCAAGCTTTATATGTCTCATTCTTCTTTCATTTCTTCTTCATCGTAAAAGTCGGTCGCTTTACCAGATTTGTTCTCAAACTTTTGGATCACTTCTTCATCGATTATATCATAAACAAGTTTAGCAAACTTTTCGTTAGTTTTCATTAACTTTGGAAATGTTGCTGTTTGGAACTTTGTATCATACCCCTTTAGTTTAAACCATGCGCCGCTATTTGTCAAGCGATCAGATGATTTAATTGCTTCTAGCAATGATTCATCATTCATAATGCCGACGCGATCACCAGCCCATAAAATCTTAAAATTACAAATACGACCTTGAGTACCAAACTTTGATTTTTCAAGTTTTGCTTTTACTTCGCTGCCGATTCTATAACCAGAGTCGTCTTGAATAAATGTTTTCTTTCCCTTCAGCCCGGTCAACCAGATCCGTAATGAATAAGCATAGATAATTGCTTTTCCGCCTGGGGTGAACCAAGGTTGCGATAACATCATCATCGGGTTGCTTACGTTAATATTAGTTTTCAGTTGATTTAGGACTAGAAGAGTTGATTGAGTTTGTGATAAAGGAGTAACCAACTTTTGCATTCCTAATGATAATACCCGAGGCTTTTGGGCCATCGAAGATTGAGGATTAAAATCTTTTTCTAGATCTGCTCGACAAGGTGTCATAGCAAGTGAATCAAGGATAAAAAGATAACGATTATCTGGATCGTTCGACATACAGGTTTCCATTGTTTCAAGGACCATTTCAACATCATCAGGCTGGACAATAATAACTTGCCCATCTCCTTCCATCTCACATCCCAGCTTGATTAAAAACTCTGTTGTCATTGTTTGTTCTGAATCAAAATAAAGAACCTTTATATCCTTTTTCTGAGCTTCTCTTGCAATTTGCCCAGCCATATAAGATTTACCAGAACTTTCAAGACCCGCAATTTCTGTTACGCGCCCAACAGGAATACCTGCCAATTGTCCCCTACAGATAATAGAATCTAACCACCTTGAACCAGTTGGGATCCATTCTTTAATATCTGCCGGATTTTCTTGATCACCAGTAAAAGCAATATTTCTTCCAGCCTTTTTATTGATCATTTTCAGAATATCTTTTGATGATAATTTACCATTTGTCATATAATTTCCTCCAAAAAAAAAGCCCCGCGACGAGTGTACCATCACCACGTCGCAGGGCTCCAAAAAACTTTACGTTTTTTGTTAGTTATGCGGACAATTCTCTGATTGCGTCATCAACGCCCGACGGTGCTGTTGCAGATCCGCCGAAGTCCATCGGACCAGTCGTTGGATTAAGGAATGATTCCAAAATCGCTTGAACATCCGACGCGGACTTACGCTGAAATTGCGAACTAATATCGGGGACATGATCCAATATATCCTTCACAGTCTTCTTATCCTCTGATAGGGGGCTAGAATTACGCTTTGGCACTAGACTGGTCTGCGGAAAAGCGCCCTTTGTCTTTGGGAGTGTATATCCTAGAGTTAGGTCAACTCCTGTATCAACATCGGTAATATCTCCATAATCAGGGTTAAGGACTAAGCCAAGCAGGGTTTCATAGATAGTTTTACTATAACCCCACAACTTGACGGACGCATCGTTATTGTCACGCACAACTACTGGCGAGAAAAACCGCTGACGAACGAAGAGGGACTTAGCCATCTTCTTACTTTCATCAGTTCCTTCCTGCCAAAGCTTGCTTGCAAAATCACAGATTGGACAATTATCTCCAAACTGTCTCTTAGGACAAAGCACACCACCACGGCTAGCCTCTCCTAGATTGTAATGAAAATGAAAAACCTTGAATGGATCTCCATCTTCTGTTGGCAGAAGCCGAATATCTTGGTCGCCTTCTTGAGGACGCCAAAAAATTGACTCCTCCTTTTGACGACCACCATTTTCGCTGATCTGCAATTTTTGCTTCATCTTGTTTAAGTCTAATACCATTTTTATTTCTCCTTTTGGTAAACCGAGCAAATATCCAAGGTTCCCGTTAAATGTTATTTTCGAAGGACTTTTCTTGTCCTTGAATCACGCTCGTGTGATTCACTGCGTATACATAATCTTGTTCATAGTTCGTTTCAAAGATCCCGAATGATACTCTCACCCCTTCCTCTGTTTTCTTCTTCATCGAAGATTTTATTTGCGATAGCAAATTATTCCCTTCATTCAACTTCACTTTATTGTACCCGTAATAATACACTATATCCGTCACATTGTCAAGCGAAAAAAACATCCTATCTACATTTTTTTCTGGATTAACAAAACCAATGGTTGAGATGCGCGCTGCAACAGGTGGATCTGAAAATGTGTCTGTTACTGATTCAATATGATTAAATACATTGATCATATGTAATGTAGAGACCACTGCTTCGTTTAGATTATAAAAATAATTCTTAATTGATGTTGGGGGAATTGCCTTTTCCAATTCTGGATTTCCCACTAGATATAATCTTTCAAATAATCCAGATCGTGCATACTCTTGGAATGCATTAAATAATATATTATGGATATGTGTTCCAGTAGCGCCGCCGAAAGATAAATCAGGTTTAATATACAAAACTGAAATATTACAATGTTTGATCTGTTCTAAAATTCTTAAAGAAGAAATTGAAACTTTCCCGCCACCTGCAACCACAAATAAGACATCGCCTTGCAGACCTTCAAAAAATTCAGTCAAATCAGGGCATTTTTCTTCATAATCTTCAATCTTTTCGTGGTTACCGAGAGAAAATGATCTAGGGTCCGCAGGAAGGGAAGCATCCAATTTATATACAGAATACTGCGAAAATTCACCAAACCTATCAGCGATTGCACATCCTGCTCGCCCCAAACCAATGATCTTATCCATTAGTCTTCAACTTCTTCAAGAATATAGCGATTGTAAAAGCTACCATTCGTCCGATATTTCTTTAGGCCGGCACCATAAAGATCCCAAGCATTACAAGATGAAATTGCATCAACGATTTCTTGCACATCTGCAAGTTCTTCAACCGTTGGATTTGCAAGAAACTCTTGAACTTCTTCATTTAGTTTATCCAAGAGCCTTTGCCTATACTCTTCATAATCTGCAATCCTGAATTTACATTTCTTACCATTTTGTTGTATTATTTCTGGAATGTTATCTCTTACTAGTTTATTATATTTCATTATTGTCTAAATCTCCTTGTGACCAAACTTAAAAACGACATCTACTGTAACTTCAAATTTGGGAAGTTTAAGGTGTTGTACAAGGTCGTGCTTTAGACAAGCATCCGCATCAAGATACCAATCTGCATGACCTTTTTTATGTACAATGTCGAGAAAGTAATTTTTCTTCTTTCCACAATTTTTAGCCATCATTTGGTAAATCATCTGATTTAGGCGATTTGTTTCTTCTGCACTTGTTTTGATTTCTTCAACTTTGCCCCTCGTCATAGAGGAGACATCATGAATCATGACAGTTGCGTTTGGATCCATATACCTCAAACCCTTTTGACCAAAAGTTGATAATACTGCACCGCAGGACATTGCTTTTCCTTCTATAATCGTGGCAATGGGCTTTTCAGCACTTTTGATTTGAGCAATCATAGCCATCAAGCTGTAAACCTGACCCCCATAGGAATCAATTACAATAGGAATAACTGGCTGTCCTGTGTTATGTGCCGCTTCCATTTTTGCAGCAAACTCTTTTGCTCCCTTTGGAGTAAACTCATCAACACGAATCGTAATTGGATTACTCCGCAATTCAGATTCTTTTAGGAGATCATTTTTTGTAAAAATAGTTTTCATTTGAATCTCTTCATATTACCAAAGTTTGTTCCAACACTTACGTTAGTTTTAAACTTTCCGAGAGTTGTGTCAGAAAATACTTCGATAATTTGTTCTAAACATCCTTTGTCTTCTTTTGAAAAGTCAATCACCATACTATCATGGATGAGCGCAGTTGTAAAGCTTTTTTTCGCCTTGAGTGCATTATTTACTTTGATGGCTCGCCTAAGAAATATATCGGACGTGGTGCTTTGGATGAGAGCATTAAGGGCATGAAATTTGTCCGCTTTGATCTTGCGGTCGAAGGGATTACTAATCTTTTCGCCGTCCCAATACTTATCTAAGGCTTTTTGTTTATCATAAAATTTCTCAATCTTTGGAAAACCTAGCGATGCATTACCTGAGCCGTAAAGCCAACCAAAAATCTTTTGTTTTATCTCTTCTCTCGTGAGGGTATGATCAAGGACATTGTTTAATATTTCGCCGTGCCT